ATCGCGAGCGTGGCGGCGCGTGCGCCCGTTGCCATCGCCGGAAAGACACTGCGTGCGAGTCCACCCAGCCGCGCCAGCATCCCGACACCGGCGGTTTCGCCGCCTGCAGCAGCCGCACCGCGTGCCGCCCATCCCAACCGGACGCGCCCCATCGCAAAGCGCAGCAGCGCGAACTGCCCGATCAAACCACCCAGCACCACCATCAAGCCGCCGACACTTATCATCAGCACACCGAAGCTACCCGCGACCAGCGTGAGGCCCTTGGCGATGACCGGGTGTTTCTGCGCGCCCTCCGTCAGCGTCTTCAGCACGACGACGAGTTTGCGCAAACCGGCCACGTACAGCGGCAGCACCTCACGGCCGAGCGTGAGGTACAGGTTGCGCTTCTCCGCTTCGAGGTCTGCTTCTTGGCCGGCTGCGGTATCACCAGTCATGCGGTACGCGTCGTCAAGGCTGACAAATTTGCCCGCGGCAGCCAGCTGCTTCTCGATATTCGCGCGCTGCATGAACATGCCGGCGAAAAGGTCACCGCCCTTGCGCGCACTGAAGAGCGCATTGAGCTTGCTCACCACCTGGTCATCGGTGAGCTTGCCCGTCGGATTAATGCGCGGGATGACCTCGGTCATCATGTACTGATACGGGTTGCTCTCGTAGAGCGCCTGGTTCTTCAGCGCCCCCGGCAGCATCTTGGTGATGTGACCGTTCTTGCCGTATTTGACGGCGTCCTTGTTGACCAGGCCGAGTTGTGCGAGCGCTTCGGCGGTCTGCTGCGTGCTGCGTCCCGCCGCCCAGTTCTGGTACGCCGAGGCAAAGCCGGTACCGGCACGCATGCCGCCCATTTCCTGGATGGTGTGCATGGCGCCGAAGAACAGCGCCTTCTCGTCCATCAATTTGGCGGCCACGCCACCGACCTTCATGGTTTCGAGGTAATCGGAGGGCTTCACCAGGCCACCCGAGCCGACATACGCCCGGCTCATCATGTCCAGGAGATGCTGGAAGTCCTCGGGCGTCTTGGTCGCATTGCGCAGCTCACCGGTGCGGATCGCATCGATCAGCTGGTTGACCGTCTCCTGGCCATGGCCGCTGCCGTCGCCGTGTTCGGCCATCAGCGATTCGAAGGTGTACTTAGCCTTCAACAGCGACGGCGCGACCTGCACAGCTTCGTGCATGTCGCGGAAGATGGAGTTTGCATCCTTGAGGATCTCCAGCTTGTCGTTGATGGCACTACCGCGCGTGGTGTCGCTCCGCACGAAGCGTTCCGCTTGGGCGACGTCTGCGTCATTGACACCCTGCGCACGCAATTGCGCCAAGTTCGTTTGATAGACCTTCGCCTCGTGGATCGCGGGTTGCACCTGGTCGACCAAGTGCCGACCTGTTTGCATGGCGGCGTAACCGGCAATCGACAGATTCGCACCCATCGCCTGGCCGCGCGCCAGGCGCTCGCGCAGCGTCACCAATTGCTGCGCCTGGACACCTTGTGCACGCAGTGCCGCCGTCTGCTGTTCCATCACGCGCGTGGCGGCAGCCGATTGCGTGCGCAGCCGCGTTTCGGCCGCACCGAGGTTGCGCGTATCGACCCCAGCGGCAGCGAGCCCTTCGCGGAGTTGCTGCAATGTGCGGATCTGTTCGGCCTTCTGCGCCTTGAGGTTGCGCGCCTCCGCCGTCAGCCGCCTGAACTGGCGGGACAGGGCCGCCGTGGGTTTGTCGGTCTCGCGCATCTCCCGCGCCACCGCGTTGATGCGCGCCTGCAAATCCTTCATGCGGACCGCGGTATCGCGCGTGCCCTGTTTCAGCTTGCGGAATTCGCCCGCCTTCTTCTGCACCTCATCCAATTGGCGCAGCGTGTCGCGCGTTTTCTTGAGCTGCTCCGCGGCGGCCTTGCTGGCTGCCTGCACCTTCTTGAGCGGCGCGGTCGCCTTATCCAGGGTCTGCAACAAGACCGAGAGCTTGAGATCCACACATCACTCCGTACCGCTACGCAGCCGGGCGCGTTCGCGCCAGGCCATCAGTTCGTCCAATTCAAAATCGGCCATCGCGGCCGGTGGCCAGTGGAATACCACCGCGATGTCCGCCATCACGTTCTCTACGCAGTGAGGAATGCCGCTTTCTGCGACGGCAGCAAAAAACCGACGATCTCCGCACCGAGCTTCATGAGGTCGCTGGGATCGAGGTTTTCCACGTCGCTTCCGGTCAAGGTGGGCAGGGACACACGCGGCAGCACCTTGATCAGCGCGGACACATCCAACTGCGCCAGGTCGGACAGGTTGACGCCGCGCAGCTCGCCGGATTTCGGTCGGCGAAGATCCACGGAGGCGATGGTCTGTGAGCCGCGCACGATGGGGGCATCTAGCGTGACGGTGACCATGCCGGTCGGTGCAGCGGTCGGGATATCGTTGATTTGCGTCATGGTGCGCTCCGAAAGCAAAGAAGGAAGGAATGCCCGCCGACAGCAGCGGGCATCCAGGGGAAAAAGGGTTAGACGCCGAGCGCGCGGCGCTGATCGGCGAGGCGATCGATGCCGCCGACGTTGAAGATGAAGTTGAGCGGGTCGATCTCGATCAGGACTTCACCGTTGACGGTGAGCTTGTAGTACGCGCAGCTCGTCGTGAACTTGTGCTGGGTGTTGTCGGCCGGTTTTGCGGTACCGAAATCGATTTCCTTGTGGCGCCCACGCACCACGACCTCCACCGCATCGGTCGCACCGGTGTCGTCGCGCTGGTACGCGCCGGCAAAGCGCAGCAGGCAACCGACCGCGCTGGTGATACCGAATTGCTTGAGGGCATCTAGCATGATGCCGCCGGCGGTCCACTCCAGGGTGATGAGCTCGCCGCCGAGATCGGCTTCAACGCCGGTATCCATGCCGCCGCCGCGCCACTCTTCCATCTTGCGGCTGAGCTTAGGTAACGTGATTTCGGCAATCTGGCCAAGATAGCTGTTGCCGTTGTTGAACAGGTTGAAATTCTTGAGCTTGCGCGGCAGGGCCATGGGAGCATTCCTTCAAAGGGCAAAGAGCAAGCGGCCGGTATGCCGGCCGCTGTCGGTCAGGCGTTGATCGACGCGGCGAAATCCACGAGGTAGCGATCCGTGATGCGCTGGCGAAGCTGCAGGTCTTCCAGCGGCGGTACCGGTGTGTAGTCGTAGTCGATGAAGAGATCGCCGCCAGCGAGCGACGCCACTTGGTTGGCGGACTCGTCGTACCAGGCGCTCGCGCCAATCACGTAGCCGCCAGTCTTCATCTCTCGAAACTTCGCGTTGATGCCTTCGAGGATATCTTTCACCAGGCTGGGATACATCGACTTGTCGACGGCCCACATATGGCCATCCGCAATGGTGTCGGCCAACACCTGTGCGGTGCGGGTGGCGCTCTCGAAGACGAACTGCGGATCGTCCGAACAGGTGCGATTGCCCCAGAAGCGAAAACCCTGCGCGTTGATGAGCGTGGTGATGCCCGCCTGGTTGAGCAGCCCCGCATCAGTCGCTGGATCTTGCAGATCCCAGCTCACGTCAATGCTGATACCGGTTACGCCGTTCACGGCCACATTGGAGAGGGTCTTCTGCCACCCCTGGCTCTCATCGATGGCGGCACGCAGGCCCAGCGCGTAAGCGGCAGAAGGCACTTCCACCGTCGCGTTGCTGGCCGTATCCCACGCCATGAAGTTGGGCCACACCAGCATGACTTCGCGCTGGCTGAAGGTCGCGCGGTAGGCAATGACCTCTTCGATCTTGGTGGCATCGGGCACGTTGAGGTACGTCATCGCGCGCAACTTCTTGGCGATGGTGGCCAGCGCCACGCCGACAGGCTGCGTATCCAGACCCGGCGCGCCGAGGATGCGTGGCTTGACGCCCAGGCGCGCCTGGGCGGCGAGCAGCGCCTGCGCGCCGGTCAGCCGGCCGTTGGCAGCGGTGGTGCCAATCACGTTGCTGGTGGTCTCCGCGGCATCTTTGCCCTGTGCCACGCGCACGACCACCAGTACCGGCTTGGTTTGCGCATCGATGGCGTTGAGCGCAGCCACCAGCGTGCCCTTGCCGGGACTGCCGGCTTTGCCGATCGCTGCCTTGATGTCGGTGATCAACACCGGTGTATCGAGCGGAAACAAGGCGGGATCGGCGTCTTCGCTGATCGCCACCAGGCCGATGACGGCCGTGGAAACCGTGGTGATTGTGCGCGAGCCGTCGGTGGCTTCGATAACGCGGACGCCGTGATGATAAGCCTGGGCCATGAAGGGTTCCTCGGGATGGTGCCGTTACGAAGCGGCGCTGAGTGACAAGGGGACGGTGAGGGAAACGGGTGTGGCGACCGGGGTATCCGTGCGCGTGCCATCCAGCACCAGCACAACCCAGCCGGGCATGCCGCTGAGCTCCATCGACACACGCGATAACTGCACGCGCGGCTCCCAGCGCATGAGGGCGGTGGCGGTCGCGGCGTACAGACGCAGACGGGTCGTGGGATGAAAGGGCTGATCGATCAGGTACGGCAGCAATGAACCGTACTCGCGACGCATCACGCGGCTTCCATAGGGCGTTTGCAGGATGTCGCCGATGGACTGCTGCAGGTGAGCCAGTCCGTCGATGGCCTTGCCGGTGGTGGCGTCGATGCCGCGCATGGTTACGTCGGCTCGCCGGAGAGAGATGCACCGGGCTGCACGCCTTGGGTCTTATGGTGTTGCAGGCTGATGGTGCCCGCGACCACATCATCCTTCGTCTTGATACCGGCATCGACGGAGATGTTGTCGGTGACATGCAACGCACCAGTAATGCGGGTATCGCCGGTGATGTCGATGCCGGCCGGTGCTACGAGGATGACTTTGCCGCCCGATGGCAACGTGACGCTGACCTCGTGCTTGGCTGGGGCGTAGCTGATCAGTGCGCCATCGGGATACCGCGTGACCCGTGTCGTATCACCCTCGATCGGTGCGGGCGCGTCGTCGGCATACAACGCTGGCAATACGGTGCCGCGTGCAGTGTCACCGCCGGGGCAAAGCAGAATGACCTGCTCGCCGATGCTGGGCGCCCACCAGGTCACCGCATCGCCGGCGCGGTACGTCAGCCAGCGCAGGGGTTTGGTGACGAGCTCACCGCTGCGAACCGTGCAGCGGCGTGCCGCATGATCGACAGAAGCGATCACGCCGTAGCGCAGCAGGTTTTGCAGCAGGCGGGAGAGTTCGACGAGCGGGTCCATGCCGGCATGCTGCCGGTGCGCCTAAGGCGTTGACGAGCCGGTCGGGCGGTACCAGTGGCACGGTACCAAATCAACGTTGGTGATAGGCAGAGTACCTGTGCCTCATCTACGAGGCACAACTCCGGTCCGCGACAAGCTCAAGTTCTATATCGAGCGGCCGATACCGTCGTTGAATCACACGTGCGACACATGGAGTTCACCTGGCGTCGGGCGTGCGCGGCCTACCGGATCGAGCCAGCATGACAACTTCAGAATTTTCCTGGGCAGTAGCAGAATCGTTGGTGGCGTCCGTGATATTTGCGGGCGGCGTCACGCTATGGAGGCGTCTGGGTATTCAGCGTTCCCACGAGGAAGACGCCGGCGAACAACTCTTCCAACAACGCGCTGGATCAGCTTCTGCCAGCGTTATGCACTATGGCGATGATCGGCGCTCAGTAAATCGTCGTAAGATTCAATCCGCCGTTTTTGAGTTTTTCTTCTATTTCTTTTCATTCATGGCACTCTATTTGTCGATTGCCATGCCGCCATTGTTCCAAGCTATGTGGTCAAAGCAACCGATACTGCTTTCGCAGGCCAGGTTGATTGGCGACTATCTTCCTGACGTGGTTATCGGCAAAAGTACGCTACAACTGTCTTTTCTTCTGATGGCGATGGTATTGTACCTTCCGCTGCTCAAGCTATCAGAGGTTATCCTCGCGGTAATTCGTCCTCTGCTCGATACAGTTGTTGAAGTTACGCGGCGAAAAGCGGTCGCCTACACAATGTTTATTCAGTACGTGCTTTGTATCCCTATCGCTACGGGATCAGTCTGGTGCTTTTCCCAGAAAACACTTGAGCAGTCCT